GTCGGGGTCTTCGCCCAACATGCCGGCCAACGTCGCTTTGGCGTCCCTGTAGCGTGCCTCGTAGATGGGGTTCTTCGGATTGTTGTACACGTCCTGTTCCACGAAGCTGACCATCTGCCGCTGGCGGTTGATGCGGTCCTCGGTCACCATCGGGTCACACACGGGGACGATGCCCACGGCTACGATGTGCCGCAAAAACTCGTTGTGCGCTTCCTCGTCAGGACGCCATGCCATCTTCGTCTTGCTGATGCTGTACGGCGTCACCCAGCGAGGCACCCACCGCTTGCCGCCAGCCTTGAGCGCGAAGCCGTGAACGTAGTTCATCCACGGGCCCAGGCGCGGGTCCTCGGTGCTGATGCGGGTCCAGCCCTCGCGGCTATACTCCTCGTACATCTTGGTCGGGTCATGGTCGTTGCCGAAGTGCATCGAGCCGGGGAGGTACGACACCATCTTGAGTGCGGGATACCACCCGCCGCGCTTGTCGCTGTAGTCCCAACGCTCCGGATGCCAGAAGAACTCGAAGAAGGCGTTCGCCCCCTTGCTCCCCTTCTTGGGCAGGCCTCCGGTGATGCGCGGGGCGGGCACAGACCCGGCAACAGGCGTAAAGCCTGAAGCGGGTGTCTGATGCTGGGTCAAGGTCGCTGTCATGTCTCTTTCCTCCGGGCTGCTGGCATCAGGAGCACCAGCAGATATCCGAGCCCTTACGGGCGGTTAGCCGTCCTAGTCGACGGTTTGGATGGTCACGCCAAGCTCGTCCTCGTTCAGGGCCACGCCCATGTAGGCGTTTCCCACCAACTCGGTCAGGGCCTTGTCAGCGTCGCGCTGCTTCTCCACGAACATCACGTCGCCGGCCTGCGCGATGTTCATGAATTCATTGCTCGGGATGACGGCCCGCAGGGCACCCACGGACAGCTCCAGGAGCGCCACAGCCTTCATCGAGTACAGGGCGCCGAAGTCGTCGGTGCCGTCGTTCTTGACAGACGCCGAGGTGATGATCTGCATACCGCGCCAGGTGCCCTTGAAGCCCTGGGGCTTGACCGATTGCATGGCCTCGGTGGCGGCCTGGTACTGCGCCGATCCACCCTCACCGCGAAGCGAAGACTGGAAGTCGGTGAACTGCTTCGGGCTCAGCAGCAGGGTCGGATTCGAGTCGACGTTGTCGTTCTGCTCGTAGGCGATGATCGCGCCCATGACCAGGTCGACGGTCAAGACGTTGCCCGAGCTGGACGAGGTGGCGGTGAAGCCGTCCACGATGTCGCCGATCAGAGCGGCAGCGCGGCGGATGTATCCGTAGTACAGCCCCTTGCCCAGGTCTTCGACACCCACAGGGCCACCGGAGATCAGGTACTCATCGGACGGGTCGTACCGCAGCGCCTGACGGGCAGCTGTGACGGTCTTGCTGGCATCGCCGAGCGCGGTCGGGGCAACGGCGGTGACCTCACCAGGTGCGGCCATGACGTCGTCGAAGCTGACCTGTGGGATCTTGCGGGCGAGGGATGCCTGTCCAGCGGTGGACGGCACGGACCAGACGGTGCTGCGCAGGTCCACCTTGTTGACCAGAAGCTCGTGAGCTTCGGCCATGAGGACGCTAGCAATCCTCAGGTCAGCTTGGTTCGCGTATGAGACTTCGTTCGTCACTGTAGTTCTCCTTGATGCGTCGTCGCATCGTGAAGCCCTACAGCGGTGTACGTCCGGGAACGTGGGCGGGTGTTTCTCTTAGCGTTGCACGCTCAAGAATCTACCGTCAAGTAGATTTAGACCACCTTGGTGTCGAGCAACTCTGACCTGTGCTCCTTGTAGTTCTCGCGGATCGCCTTCGGGTCCCACTCGCCAACGGGCCCAGGCGGCGGGGTAGTCTTCTCGTTGCCGGGCAGCGTGCGGGCCACGAGGGGCTGTGCCTGTTTACTCGCTGCGCCAGCAACGCCAGCAACGCCAGCAACGCCAGCAACGCCATCTGCGGCAGCTGCTGCAGGCTGGAAGAACGACGCCAGGATCGGCGGCGGGCTCGCCTTCAGCTCCTGCAAGTGAGCAGCGAAGTCGGTGCCCTCCTTGTGGCGCTGGCGAACGATGCTCATTGCGTCCGGGTCGGTGATGCCAGCATCTATCATGGCCAGGTCTTCGGCGTGTGTGGCCCTGAGTCTGCCCAGTTCGGCGGTGGCGTTGTCGCGCTCCTTGGCGATCTCCTGCAGGCTCTCGGCTCTCGACTGCCACCCAGCGGCGGCAACGGCTGCTTTCTGGGCCTGGTCCTTGGTGCCGGCCAGCTCTGCCTGCAGTTCCTCGATGATGCGGTTCTTCGCGTCCAGGCGCGACTTTGGGATCATGTGCTCTTGCTGTTCCTCGGTCATGGTTGTCCCTCTCCAGGATTTCAGCCAGGCATGACGGGCGGCATGCCCATCTGCGCCAGGCTGCTATTGATGCTGCCGGTGGTCTGTATCTTCGCCGTCTCTGCGTCCAGCTTCAGCAGCTCAGCGACGGCTTCCTCTCGCGTCACGTTGTGGTCAAGCAGGTATGCGTCCACGCGGTTGGCCACCTTCATGGCAATACGCTTCTCGATGGCCTCCAGTTCGGCTGCTATCTCCTCGGGGCCCTGCGGGAGCCCCTGATACTCGACGTGATAGCCCATCTCAGGGTAGCTGGTGCCAGCGCTGCGGTTCTGCAGGATTGCGCACAGGCGTAGCAGCTGCTGGTCGCCGCGCCTGAACTGTGGCGCTGCCTTGCGCTGGGCTTCGCGTACTGCGCTGCGCTTCAAGGAGATAGCATAGCCCGATTCGACGACCCGCTTGAAGTCATCGCCGCCTAGATCGTAATGCACGCCGAGCCGCTTTTCCTTCATCGCGATCACTTCCTGCAGCATCTTCGGATCGGCGCCTGGGTTCCACTGGCCTACGCTCACCGTGTCGCCGCCGTCGCTGCCGATCTGCACCACCATGGACGGGTCGACGGTGACCTGCTTCGTGTTCGTCGCTGCTGCGCCAGTGAGCCCCTTGATGCTGCCGCCTGCTATCCACCGCTGGGGAAAGCTGCAATCGCGGAAGGCGTGGTCGGCGAAGGTCGACAGCACCGCAATCGTCAGCGTGCCATCTACGATCTCCGAGCCCGTCAGATAGTCCCACAGCATCCCGGTGCGCTCTGCGTGGTACAGCGCGTACGGCACATCAGCGAGCCCCGCAGCATCTACCCATGGGTAGTCAGCGCCGCTGGGCTCCATGCCTAGGATGTCGGCGGTGATGTCCAGCGGTTCGCGCTCGTCACGGGGCAGCAGGATCCGGAACGTGGGCTCCGACTCGCGCACATCGGCAACGTCCCAGGTCCAGACCTCCTTGCTCTTGTAGATGCGAGTGCGTGCCTCAACGCTGTAGATGATGCGGTCGGGGTCGTCTGGGCTCGACTCCAAGAACACCATATCGGGCGTCACCAGCCTGAAAACGTACCCAGCTTCAGGCGTCCACGTAGGGCGCACCAGCGACTCCCGCATGCCTCGAACGTATCGCTCGTGCCGCTGGGCCAGCTGCCACCATCCGCCCTCGGTGACCTCTTCGAGCATGGCATCGGCGCTGGCCTCGTCATTGCTGGCGTCGGGCTGCTCGGCGTAGAGCTTGCTGATCTCCTTGGTGACTGCGAGGAGGAAGTTCGTCGACAAGTCCGTCGGCCCCTGGTATGCGTCCCTGTGCTCATCGAAGTGCTTTTTGCGATGGGCCACCGCGTCGTCAAGCCAACGTGCCGTGAGCAGGCGCAGGCGCTGCCTGGTGACCTTGCGGCGTTCGTTCTCGTCCTTGCCGCCCGGGAGGGGCGGGATTCGTGTCAGTTCGTCAGCTTTCATCGGTAATCTCCTTGAGCGCTTCGGCCTCGGTCGCTTCTCTCGTAGCTTGCATTTTAACGGGCCACGACGCGAAGTAGCCGCCGGGCTCGATAGACTCGCTTTTGAACTCCATCATGCAGCCGCCGCATTGCCAAGAGTGCGACATCAGGTCATAGCTCATCGGCCCACATACCGCCTGGCCGCCACGATCCCATGACCGATGGTAGCGAATGCCGTGGTAGTCAACGTCTGGGTGCCGCTCAATGCTCATCGGTTTCTCACTTCCGCCAGCGCCCACGCTGCTGGATAGCAGTCCTGAACCAGGCGCCAGAAGATAGCGGCCTCGCTGCCGGGCTCGATTCCGTCCGTCTCGACCTTCCCATCAGCGCGTATCGAGATCCTACGCAGGTGCCCATCGACTACGCTGGACAGCACCATGATGTAGACGTTGGCTTTGGTCGTCACGATGCCGTTGCTCTTGATCAGCATTATCCGTTCCTCACTTCTGCAACGCCGCCAGCAGTCGGGTCCAGCAGCTCGGTGTATAGGTACCGCGTGGCGTCGATAGCGTCCTTGTGCATCTCTTTCCCTCTCCAGTTGTTGAAGCTGTGGATGAGGGGCTTGGCCCGCTCATGCACGAATAGCCGGCCATTGGCAAGCGCGTTGTTGAGCACGCGAACACCATACATCACCGAGCCGCTGCCCTTGCGCGCTTTCTGGATGGCAAACGGCGGGATGGTGCTGTCGGTGGCAGCGGCAAATGCGAGCTCTAGCTCTCGGTTGATTCCGGTGAGGCTTGTCTTGCCTGCAGAGTTATGGTCGCCTCGGGCTCTGTCAATCGCAAGCGGTGACAGTCCGCGCGCAGCAAGCATATCGAGCACGCGATCGGCGTCCACTGTTGGAGTCGTTCTACCGCTTGATACATAGACATCGAGCACGGCACCGTGAACGGCTCCCTTGTGTTGCCACCAACAGCCCAGGATCGCAATCTCTCCTCCAGGCCGCTCGGCATGGTCAAACCCCAGTCCAATCTGCACCACATCGGGCGCGAGTCCAGCAAGGTCAGCATCGGTCACCACGCAGCCACCAGCGGCGTACGGACGATCGTCGAAGCCCACGAAGATCCGGTCTATCGCTGGCGCGTCCCACTCGGCGTATATGCGCTGGGCACGTTCACCAGGCAGGCAGTCCGCTATCTGCCTGGCGATAGACTCCGGTGTGCGCCACGGGCAAGCCGCCTCGGTGAGCGGTACGACGTGTTCAGCCCATCCATTCTTGGGATCGCCCACCATCGTCTTTAGCCACTCCAGGGACATCTCAGCCTTGCGCAGATCGTCAACGACGGTGAAGGCCAGTGACAACGGGATGTTGGCATTCATCACCAGGCTGCGTGTGAACTCGCTCCATAGGTGCTCTCCCGGTGGCTCGTTGACGCTGGCGTGATCTGCCTTGAATCCAGTCAGGCCGGTTAGCTGCTGGTGAGAACTGCGGAATATCTCACGGCTGCCGTTCTTGAGGTAGATCCCACGCTTGCCCCCTACCGTGTAACCCTTCGTCGGGTTGTATACGCAGCTCTCGTGCAGCACTCCGGGAGGCTCAAGCTCCCGCAATATCTTGCAGATGTCGTCTGCGTACTGCGTGTCCAGGTCCTGGACAAGGAACACGCCCATGTTGGGCATCGGCACACGATAGACGGGGTGCTCGTCCAGCAGCAACAGCCACGTCTCAAGCGCCTGTTCAAAGCTCTTTCCGATACCGTTCGCAGCCCGCATGAACTTGCGTGGGTTCGTCTCGTGCAGGAAGTCCCATTGTGGCTGTGAGAGCGTGTAGGGGGCGCCTGGCGGTACGGTCGTCAGTCGCGTTAGCTTGCGCCGCTGTAGCTCCCTCGCAGCCTCTATGAGGATGGTGGAGCGAAGGTCAACGGCGGTTGCTGTTTGCACCCTTGATCACCGCTACGAGTTGCTCGAAGCTCAGATGCTCTAGGGGAGCGCCGTCCTTGCCCGTGGCCTCGACGTGGACGCCTGCGACGATGCCAACGCGGTCCAGGATGGCGATAGCGGCAAAGCGGCGTTCGCGGTATCCAGCCTTCTTGTCGTGGATGATGTCGATAAGCACTTCGGCAGCTTCGACGGCTGCGCCCTGTAGCTTCACAACCGCCTGCTGCGTGTGCGCGTTGCCCCCTCTTTCCCCCGTTTCGCTTGACTTTTCGCTCATCGTTTCACTTTGACACGTCATCGGCTGGCGGGCAAGGAATCCCGATCTCGCGTTCGATGGCGTCAATCACATTCTCCCCCAGTGCAGTATGCCCGTCTCCACGGCAACTGCTCCATGCGTCCCTGCCTGACATTGCATATTTGCACTCTTCCACCACCGCCC